GACGATTCTTTCGTCATCATCATATCCGTTGTCTTCATTTTTGAACTTGATTCGGAAGGCGTGGGGTCTGTTAAACAAGACCTTCTCCGCAGAAAACCCCCATGAGTTACGGGGTGTGATATGTTGGACAAGTGTTTGTTCTCCTGTGTCCGCTGTGACTGACCAGAGGCCGTCCTTTATAGTTATAGAAGCTCTTGCTGTTGAGGCTATATCCTGGCACGTCTCAAATGCACCAACCGTATAATCACGGTACATATTAAAAGCATACCCGTTGTTTTCACAAAATTCGTAAAACTCACCCAGAGTGGCATCATCAATCTGTGTGGCAGTCCTCGCCCTGGCGTTGGCGCTACCTGTTAGGACATGACGTATGAGAGCGGCTTGATTGTTCGTGACTTCATAATCCCCCTCGGCGCTTCCCCACTCTTCCGCGACATCATCCCACACAGGACAGTACGAGGAGACCACCCCGTTGAGATTGTCAATCGTTCCGCTCAACTGATCCGTGGCCTTGATCCTGATAGCCGATACAGCCAGGTCAGAGGGGAAGCTGATCGGATAGGTGGTCTCTATGCTTCTGAGATACGTCCAGTAAACTTCATCAATAATTTTATCGTCGTCCGTGTCGGCGGTTGTACGAGTGATTCCGACTTCGTACTCTTTGGTATTGTCAACTGTCCATCTCCACCCATACCGGACTGCAGAAGTTGTGAGATCGGTAAATGTCTTTGTATCAACTGTCGTCCAGGCCCCGCCGCCAACTTCTCTATATTGCACAAGGACAACCACACTCTGAGCTGTTCTTGATCCATCCGTGGCATACTGGACAAGACCGCGAGGGAAATTTACGTCAACTGATAACTCGTCAACATTTGCCTTGGCGGTTCGCGCAATCTGCCCCCCAGCAGAGGAGAGAATCGTTCCGATGGAGGTCTGAGTCACAGTCGAAGGGAATAGTATCGGAGCCGTATCGGTTGACCATCCTTCTTTTGTCTCGATCTCATAATCACTATATGAGGACAGGAGCGTATCGCCCAGCTTGATGTCCTCGATTTTTAGAGGTCCGTACCCCCAAACCACAAGCATCCTCAAATATTCGTCAGAGCCGACTAATTCAGTATAGGATTTCGCACCAAGGGGAGGATAGGCTTTATGTATTCCGAGGTTGACCGGAACCGTCCCCCACGGCTTCTCTTTGTTTGAGCTTGCACCGATTGAATAAGTGTCGGAATCGTTATAAGATTGAGCCGCTGAAACTGCTGATGAGCCATATTTAACCGGAGCAATGGCATTGACAAGAAGCGACCCAGCGGTCATGACCCCAGCCGCGACAAGAGAAGAGACTGCCATTGACCCAGCAGTATATGTTGTGACACCAGCAGTGGTAACGGTGGCACCATAAGCAGCAAGATAATACTGTTGAGAGGCTACAGCCGCCACTATCACCGCAATCGTCAAGAGGGTTCGGAGTGGGTTTTTCCCACCCCCTCCCCCACCATGCAAGGGGACGCTTATCAGGACATGGGAGTCAATAGAAGGCACAACCCCCCACTTTTCACGGGGGATAGGCACACCGTCAATCTCGACAATCACATAGAGGTCTGGGGACAGGACTGCGACAATCTCCTGTATAGTTGCACCATAAGGGACATGAGCAACCTTCGGAGAATGAAACGCTAATGGAGATACTATTATTTCTCTATCGTTTTCCATCTATAAAATCCTTCTACCTTCTGTTTCCACTGTAAAGATGTGAACTCTTCGATAGTGGAGTTGACACCTTCCATCACGTGAAGCATTGTTCGCCGTCCTATGACCACCCCACAATGATAAACCATGTTTCCAGTTCGCAATAAAATCACGTCAAATGGAATGGGCTTGTCTACCTTCTGCCATGTCTTTTTTGTTTCCCTGATATGCCGAGTTACCTTTTTCAAAGAAGCAAGAGATCCGTCCACAAAGATTCCCGAGAAGTCTGGAAGGTCGATATTGAGCCGTTCCTTGTAGACCATAACCACCAATCTCCAGCAGTCCAGACCATTCCGATCGTTTCCATCCTCTAAAAAAGGTATTCCTATATATTCAATCATATCCATAACTTAACGACCCTCACAAATGCCCCACAATCCATTATCTTAACCTTGCCTATGTGTTACTATCAGAATAAACCCGGAAAATAGCCAGGTGTGAAACTGCCAGCAGGATATGGCTCGGATTCTAGCGTTTCAAGTCTAAGCGTCCCGGTGATCGTTGTTGCGTTGTAAGAAATATTCGTCAATTGAAATTCAGGCCATGAAGCATCTATCACATCAAGAGCGTTGTCCATTACGATATCGACCTTGCACGTGACAGGGGTAAAAACGCTTCTGATTGTCTCCGTGTAAGCTCTATGGACATTATCGAATTCAATCTGCATCTCTCCGGGCCCTTCATCTGTATCGTCTGGAAGCTTAATTCTGACGGGGAGAAAGATATAATCTTTTCCGCTCGACGTGGTTCCGTAAACCTTCTCTAAATCTGTGGTCAGTTCCGTCAATTCTTTCGTGGGGTCTGTGCTGATCCTGATATCGTCCCCCAGATCATCATGGGAGAGGGTAATCAAAGCAATAGGGACCCTGCCAGTTTCAGGAGCGTTAGCCGCTTCACGGAAATTTAACGATGTGGTTGTCATGGTAAGACCTCAAGAGACAAACTAACCTCATATTCATCTTCCACCTTTGTCCAGTTCGGAACTTCCTTAAATCTCATTTCACACGCCACCGTATGAGCCGGGGGAGTTGTCCATGAGAATCTAAGGGATCCACCCAGAAGAGTATCGTTATAAAAGGTGTCAAAGGTTGCAAGCTGCGCCGCCGTCATAATCATCGTGCCGGATACAGGTGACACTCCAGCGGTGAAACGCCGCCTCACCTTTGCGGGCCCTGCGTCCATCTCGCTCTTGATAGTTACCGCCGGGGGTGACTGACCGTAACCGGCAACAAATAACTTCTCTGGTAGCGAATTTTCCCATGCTGGTACTGCCATGTTATCTCCTCGTTAATCTCTGTGAAGCGCCGAAATTCTGCCTCATAGACTTATTTGATTGACTCCCGAACTGTCCGAGCTTCTTTGCCACTGCCTGGTCGATCATCACATCAAGAGTCGGGCTACCGTCTGCCGTTGTGCCTTGCTTCGTCTCTACGCTGTCCCCTGTGGTGTTGTAGATATTGACTTGCATACCGCCACCGCCAGAAGATTCAACTCCGAGATTGCCGTTAGCCATTCTCGTGAGTGGCATAGCGGCCTCATAACCAGCCTCCGCCACAAGCCCGGCACCTTGAGCCATCGGGAATACTGTCGGCCTGGTAAAGACCCCGCCCTTTGCGAAGGGGATCACGTTGCCGCCTTGGAAGGCGTTGCCTTTGGCAGAAGGGAAAAGACTTGAAAGACCGCCAGATATACCCCTAAACATCGGCCCCATGATCTGCTCTTGAATCATCATCCTAATAAGGTCTTCAATCATCGAGTCGATCATGTCACTGAATGACGATTCTCCATGCAGGGCAAAATCTGTCATAGCTTGAGAGGATTGCGCCCCGAAGTTGTTTACTGCATCGGTCAGGGTTTCCATTGCGGTTTTGCCGGTGTCGGCGAGGTCGTCAAGATCTTTCTTTCCGGACTCACTCAGGTCTTCAAAACTCTTTTCCGTCAGTTTCACGCCCTCTGCAATATCGGCCATCATCTGTTGAACAGCTTCATACGTTGCTATATCAGCCGCCCACCTTGCTTCCTGTGCGGTCTTTGCTTCATCTGCTGCTGTCTTCTCAGCAAGGGCAGAGTCAATCTTCGCCTGTGCCTGTGTCCTGATTGCTTCGGTGTTTTTCCGTCTTTCTTCAGCTTCTTCCCGTAATCTTTTGAGGGAGGCTTCCATACGGGCCTTATCTGCGACCTCTCCCTGTTCCTTCTGGGCTTCCAAGTCGGCAAGTTCATCTTCTACTTCCTGGATAGCTCGTGATTTCTTTTTCTCCCAATTTGACTGCTTGCCGTCTTTCCAGTCAGCGCCTTCATCGGCTA